CCGCTTACACCCGCCCAATCATCGGCAATTTGTGTTACCGCGCCGCCCGCCACCGTTGCGACATAACCCATTACAATATTGCGCAAGGAAAACAACTTGTTTCTAACTTCTCCAAGTTGCGCATTGGCATTTGCTAGTGGTGCTGCGGCGGCACCATCAAGCGCACCACCGATTTTATTTTTGGCATTTTGAATGTCGGTGATATAGGATTTCAGCTTGGAGTTGTCATAGGCGTAACGCAGGGTTGTGACAAACTCATTAACTGTCATTTATTACTCTCCATTTGCTTTGCTTCTGTCGCTTCTATGGCATCCAGTAACCGATTCATTTTGAGCAATCCGCCCATATCAATAAGCCCCGCCGTATTAAGTTCAGCGAGGCTGATTTTCCCAGCAAAAAACGGTCGCCACGCCAACATCTCAATATCAAGATGTGGCGCAAGTTGACCAGCTAACGGCGTTCCGATAGATTTTGCGCCGACCCAAGACGGGTGAGATATTTCGTAAAAAAACCGGTAAAATTAAGCCTTAAAATAAACTCGATTAACTCAATAATCTCGCTCATATCGGAAAAAACCACGTCGAACTTATCTTGGCGTAGTTTCAGATCTTCCCCGTTATTTAAATCGTCGCGCTGCACCGTCACTAATTCTGGGTTAATTAAGGTTTTAGCCAGTTTAATTAGCTCATTACCGTCTAATTTTGCCGACAATTGAGCTAATGCATCGCCGAAGCTGTCTTGCGCACCTTCTTCACTATCTGCTTTAGATGTGCCTCCGAACAGTTTTCCAATAGATGGCAAAATAGTTTTTTGCAAATCCCCGAAAATGCGTAGCTGTTCCATTGCGGCAAACTTTTGCACATAAAAGGTTGTTTCACCGATTACAATTTCTTCTCGTTTTTCATTCAACATTATTGATTACCCCCAACAAACATCACACCGTCCGCAGTTTCAATAATCCATTCACGCGCGCCAACCTCTTTCCCTAACTCAATATTAGATAATTTCTTAATCCATGCTGTGGAGGACGCAAATAATGAGTTGCCTCGCAAGTCTTTTATTGCTACAGGAAAAGTGGCGTTTTTACTGATTTGGTCTGCCGCATACAAACCGGTTAATACATCATTAGTTGAGCTAGTTTGTAATACTGTAAGAGTAACGGTTTTACGTGGGTCAGTGCTCATCGCGCGCGCTACCTCACCGTCTGCCCCTGCCACAGATACTGCCCCATCACTCATTTCTTCAATGTTGATAAATGTACCGTCGGCATATCCCGTTACGATATGTGGTCCAATAACTACCGTCACCTTGTCGGCAGAATAGGTTGCTAATTTCGCCATTTATGATTTTCTCCATAAAAAAAGACCGCACTTGGCGGTCTATTGATGATTTATCGTCAAATTTAGAGGCTGTAAGCCAGATTTCCCTTGATGTTTGCCAAGTGAATTGCGCCGGCTAATCGCGCAGAGAATTTTACATCCTCTAGAACACGCTGTGCTTTGGTGTTATCTGAAATACTGCTTGAGCGAGGTAATGTAATGACATAACTCGGGATTTCTTTGTTATCCTCATTTAATTCTATCGGCGCAATACCGCCACGCACAACTCCCAAATCTAAGGCTTTGCGGATTGCCGTTCCGATTAATTCAATTCCAGGGTCGGTATAAGGCACTTTCCCGTAAGTATTAATCAACACGGAAGTGACATTGATTTGCACCTCTTGCTTTAACCAATCTCGGAAGCGAATAATGTCGATCCACTCACCACCTGCCACCTTGCCGCCCTGAGTAATCGAAAAGCTGCCATTAAAACGTTCAAATGTAGTGACGTTTTTCTTTTTCGCTGCAATGTATTGAGTTTCGGTTAATGGCGAGAATGCAACACCTGATAATTTTTTATTTGCCCACGTTTCCGCTCCCGGATAGAACGTAAAGCAATAGCTCATCAACGCGACTTCCGGGTATTGCGTATCGGCTTTATGCGAATACATTGCAAACGATCGGAAATACGAGTTCTGCAATAGTTTACTAGCAATGTCCGTATCAACTGCCGAATTAATCACTGCAGTAGAACTTGACGCCGTACCGAATAATTTTTGGTTGGTTTCCGCATAAGCGGCAGCTTGTAATACATCATCTTCTGCGCGTGAGGTAATCGCTAATCCATACCAATCATTATTTTCTCGCGCGCACGCGGATAAAGCTTCGGTTACGGTTTCGGTATAAGTCGCTTTCAAAGTTAGGTCTTTCGACACGGTGATCGCAATGTCCGCTTCGCCTGTCGGTTTAATGGTAATCGTTGCCCCCGTTGAACTTGCGGTAACCGGCGCATTAAGAGCTTTGATTTTATTCAACAGCTCAGTCGCACTAGCACTTTCGCTTGTTGCAAAAGCGTGTTCTGCCACACCTGCTTGCGCTTCGCCTTTATCGTCAATCCAAGCTAAATTAACCTTGAATGTTTTTCCGTCCGCATTTGGCACAATCACGCTATATTCTGATGCTTTGATTTTACCGATATGCACTCGCGAAATATGCGAGCTTTGCGAAAATGCCGCGCTGACCGCCGCATAAATCGGGTCGGTTGTGGGAATGCCTAAATCTAAAACCTGATCGGCATCTGTCACCACCATTACACGTCCCGTCGCCACAGAATGCTTACCTAAAATCAGCAAATCACTAAACGACTGCCCCGCAATGGCGGTTGTACCAAGCTCAATACTGACGTTTACTAAACGATCGATATTTGCCATTATGTTTATTCTCCTATTGTTTGACTGCCTTTTAGCTTGTCTAATTGGTAATCAAGTTTAACTGTTTCGATAAAGTGGATAATATCCTCAGCAGAAGCGGTATAACGTACCGACAGCTCTAAAACCGATCTATCAACGTATTTCTGCGCCTCATCAAGAAATGGTAGATGAGTGAGTTTATCCACGTTGACAAGTGCAATGCCTGCATTATCCCATTTATCCTGTTGCGACTGCGTTTGCATTTTCATTGCCATATCTCGCAAAAACGCGAGTGAATGCGGCTCTTCCGATTCCATAGGGCGGAAATATTGCAACTCAAGCACAGCATCAATATGTGTTTTAACCTCCTGCCTACCATTCGAATCAACATCAGAATAAAGCGAATGCGTCGGCACGCGCTCAAGCATTAAGTTATATGTTACAAAAGGCTTTTTTGGCTCTATACCGTTGCCATAAGCGCGAATAACGGGATAATCCGTCAGGCTCTGCAAGAGCCGATATAGTATCTCAATCATTATTTACCCTCACCGCCTGATAGCGATAATGGTTGATAACGCCGCTTTGATAAGCGTCACGCGCGACCACTAAATAGCGCTGCCCTTGAAATTCCACTTCGTCGCCATTTTGCTTATTTTCGCCTGCAACATTTAACACTTCATCGGTGTAGATTTTGACTGCGCTGGAAATATGCCTGCCTTGCAATAATGCCGACAGAGCATTCATCGCATAGGTGCTTAAAGGCTGAATTGACGCTTGAAAAGTCGAGCTTTCGACCTCACCTTCGACCCATTTCCCGCTAACATATTTACCTTCGGATTTAACCCATTTAGTGTAAGGTTTGCGAAAAGATGACATTATTCCTCCACTTTATAACGAATTGAATTGACCAATTGCCCAGTATCGACCAGCGGTTTAACTTTTACTTGTGATGAATTTTCTTCAGTTTTTTTCTGCTTCAACTTCTTCCGTTTTCGCTTAACTGTAGCCGGGCTATTCGGCTCCCATTGAAAAGTCAACAAAGTACGCCTCATTCTGTCTTGATACCACTGCCCGATACCACCCAATCCAATTTTTGGATCGTCACCTAAAGCCGTTTTTTGCGCCAGCTCACTGAGTCTAGTTAGAGCCTCATCGCTGTTATCCTTAAAGCATTGCCGAATAAAAGGGCGAGAGGGGATTTTATCCGTGCCATACTCGTTCCACACCGCCACATCAACCACACTTACACCATCGCTGTAGTCTTCCGTGTCCGATTGGATGCCGACTTTAACCTGCATCTTTGCTAGACGCTCCAATGCTTCTACGGCCTTTTTAAAGCCTTTGTCATTAATATTGACAGATTTAACAGCCATAGTTATAACCCACGGTAATTGAGCCGACGCGACAAGCGGCATTTAACCGGTTGTAGCGCGCCAAATAGTCGGCTGCAGTATTGCTTAACCCGTTATTACCAAAACTACGGCTTAAATCCCCCTCTTTTTCGGACGTCACTCCAGCCTCAACGCTCTTCGCCTCAATTTGAGCCGTCAATAAATACGCCGCATACAACGCCACCGCCTCAAGCTGCTTGTTTTCAGGTAAGCATTTTGGGCGGTAGTTTTCCGCAAGTTGGACGGCATTATTAATTACAGCCATATCAAGATCGCTTGTGTGTGGCGCAAGCACGCCTAATAATGCCTCAATATCCATACTTACTCCGTTGTTTTCGCCTCATCTTGCGTTGTTTTTGGCACGTCAAGTTGTTGTACTTTGCCATGCTCAGGCTTGTCAGCCTGCTTGTCTTTACCTTCAGTCGGTTGAGCCTCATCACCTTGCGCCGGTTCTTCTTGCTCTACCGCGCCTTTTTTATCACCTTGTATCGGTTCTTCTTTTACTTCAACCAACACAGAGCGCGCTAAAAATGATGATAAGCCGACTGCATCATCATTAATTTCAACCACCTCTCCTGGGGTAATAAATACCCCATCGACACGGATTAAACGTGGCTGTACGTTCTTGACTTTCATTTTTATACCTCCGCTTTGGTTGCAGATAATGGGTAGCGTAAAAATACGCCGCCTACGCGAGCGATACAGTTGACCACCAACTCAAGATTTCGCTCTTGTGCCGGTAATTGTTGAAAATCCTTAGGTACTTCAAGATTTAGGTTATCCACGCTCTTTTCATAACAAATAG